CACGAAAAGGACCAGATGTAAAAGGTCCACCTCAAGATGTTGTAGTTGATGAAGACTATCAACAAGGCAAAGCTTTTAAAGTAGAGAGTTAATATTATGGCTGAAAAACTTTCTCCTAGATTACAAAAAATGAAAGCAAAAAATCCTAAAAGATTTGCAGAGTACATGGCTCTTAAAAAAAGAACAGGGCGTACTTCAAGAGATGCCGCTAGAAAAACTGTAGATAAAACTATTAAAGGTACTCCAGCAGAAAAAGCAGCAATAGCTAAAGGAAAAAAAGCTGCTATTAAAGCTAGAAAAGAAGGTAAGTCTGAAAAAGCAGCAAAAGCTCTTGGTAAAAAAATTGCTATGGATCAGATGAAAACTGATAGAAGCAAAACTAATGTTGAAGCAGCATGGACAGCGGCAACTATTCTTCCTTTAGGTCTAGGACAAACAGCAAGAGGAATACGTACTGCTTATAAAAGTGGACAAGCTGTTAAAAAATTAGTTTCAGATAGAGCTAAAAAAGAAGCTGCAAAAAAAGCTGCCGCCGCTGCTAAGAAAAAAGCTGCTGCTGCTGCAAAAAAAGCAAAAGATGTAAAAGGATTTTTACCACAATCACAAAAAGCAAAAAAAATTAATAGAGCAGCAGCAACTGCTGAAGCAAAGAAAAAAGCTGCTGATACTGCAAGAAGAAAAGCTACTTCTACAGTTACCGCAGGACAAAAAGCTGTTAAAGCTGCTAATGTAAAAGGTCGTGGTAAGATGAAAGAATTTATTCCAAGAACTGCAATAGATCCTGTTAAAAGTTTAAGACTTATGACACCTGCAATTGCTACAGTTGCAAGAGTAGATTCTGCAAATAAAAAGAAAGCTGCAGACAATAAAGAAAAAATTATGGTAAATAAAAAATCTAAACCTAAAGTTGTATCTGCTCCTCTTCCTAAACCAAAACCTAAACGTAAATCTAAAATTAAAAATTTTACTGATGTAAATGAAATTGATTATGATACAGATAAAGACGAAGGTAATGGAACAGAAGAACGTAAAAGTCTTGGTGAAGCTATGTTTGGTGGATTTAAAACTGGAGACTTTACACCAAAAGATCAAATAGTTAAAAATCCAATTACAGGTGAAGATATGGAACTTAAATATGAGTATCCTGAAGATCCTGATGAAGGTATGAAAAAAGGTGGTAGCATTAAAAAGAAAATGAAAAAAACTAAAATAAAGAAACGTGCTGCCCTACGTGGATATGGTGCAGCACTTAGAGGATTTTAATGATCAGTGCAGAGTTTTTAAAACGATATGAACAATCTGTAGAAGCAGGAGAAGATGATTATAGTTTAGTAGACCATAGTTGTGTTAAACCTTTAAAAGAAAATTTTGATTGTTTTGATGAGTATTGGAAAGAACTTACGCATTATTTAAAAGAAAAGTATAAGTATACATATGGTAGCAAAGCGCAGAAAAAGTAATATGAAAGGGATTACCATTGGTAGGGGCATGAAACGTCCTACCAAGGCTGGTGCTGGTATGACCAAGAAAGGTGTAGCCAAGTATCGTAGACAGAATCCTGGTTCTAAATTACAAACTGCTGTTACTGAAAAAAAACCTACTGGTAAACGTGCAGCAAGACGTAAATCATATTGTGCTAGATCTGCAGGGCAAATGAAGAAGTTTCCCAAGGCTGCTAAGAATCCTAACAGTAGGTTAAGACAAGCTAGAAGAAGATGGAGATGCTAAAAAATAAATGTCTTATTTAATATCAAATATCCCACATTTTAAATGTTGGGTACGTAAAGAGTTTACAAGTAACCATGAAGATTATGAAGGAGAATATTTACACGCACTAGCTTTTGCAGTTAATACTATACCAGATAGATCATTAAGTTTTCAAGTAGTATTTACTGGATGTGATGAAGAAGAAAATATACATGGTGGAGCAATGTGGGCTAGAATGCCAATAGCTGCACTTATAGCTGATACAAGATTAGAAGAATGGCCTGAGTTAATGCCAACACATTTTACACAGCCTTGGGATTGTTCTTCAAGAAATCATGCTATAATAGTAATGGATAGAGTTTCTTCTAGTCCTTGGCTTTGTAAAATAAATGGAGAGTTTTATACTGGTCGTTATATGTTTACTGTAGATTATACAGACAGTTATATTTCAGATGATCCAGCACAACATAAACAATCGCATGTATTAGAACTTATAGATGCTGGAGAATTTACAGGTAACATAGTAGCGTTACCCAATAATAGAGTAAGAGCAACAAACCCTGCTTTATGGGTTGCTGGAGAGGGCGCACCAGATTTTGCACCAAGCCAGTATATACATTCAGCAGAAATAGATAATAGTTACATGAACCCTAATATTACTTTTAACAACTTATATGCAGAGGAGAATGATTCAAATGATGAAGAAGACTAAATATAGATCTAAAGGTGGTACAGTTCGTCGTATGGGCGGTGGTATGGCTAAGAATACTAAGTATAAATCTAAAGGTGGTGTAGTACGCCGTAGAGGTGGTGGCAAGGCTACTAAGTATCGTTCTCGTGGTGGTCGTGTTAGATAATGCCTGATCCAAGAAAAGGCACAGGTAAAAAACCAAAAGGTTCTGGACGTAGACTTTATACAGATGAAAATCCAAAAGATACAGTTAGTATAAAGTTTACTACTCCAGCAGATGCAAGAGCAACTGTAGCTAAAGTTAAACGAATTAAAAAACCTTATGCACGTAAAATACAAATACTTACAGTTATGGAACAACGTGCAAAAGTTATGGGTAAAAATGAAGTTGTTCGTATAGCAAAACAAGCAAAGAAAGTTTTAAAAGATGGCAATCAAAAAAGCAAAACCAAAAAAAGGATCTCCTAAACCTACAAATCCTAGCCTTTATTCAAGAGTTAAATCAGAGGCTAAACGTAAATTTGATGTTTATCCAAGTGCCTATGCAAATGCTTGGTTAGTTAAAACATATAAAAAACGTGGTGGCGGTTATAGATGAGTCTTAAAGAATGGTTTGGAAAAGGCTCAAAAGGTGATTGGGTTGATATTGGTGCGCCAAAGAAAAAAGGCAAGTTCCAATCCTGTGGTCGTAAGTCTACAAAAACTAGTAAAAGGAAATATCCAAAATGCGTACCAAGGTCTACTGCAAGGAGCATGAGCAAAGGTCAGATCAAGAGTGCTGTTGCAAGGAAGAGAGCAAAAGCACAGGGAGTAGGAGGCAAACCTACAAACGTCAAGACCTTCAAAAGAAAAAAGAAAGTTGTGAGAAGAAGGGCTAAAAGATAATGGCAGTATCAGGCACATATAATTTTAATCTTGATATAGATGAAGTAATACAGGAAGCAATGGAAATGATTGGGGGAGAGCAAACCCTTGGTCATGAACCTGCATCTGCTAGACGTTCTATAAATCTTATGTTAAAGGATTGGCAGAATAGAGGCGTTCTTCTTTGGAGTACTTCTGTTTCTTCTGTAACTGTTGCTGCAAGCACGACAGCCTATGACCTAGCTTCTTCCACAGTAGATGCTCTTGAAGTTGTACTCAATAGAGATGATACAGACTTACAACTAGAACGTATATCTCCTGAAGAATATTTATTAATACCAAATAAAACACAAACAGGAAGACCTTCTCAATATTCAATACGTAGAGGAAGAGCTAATCCTGTTCTTTCTTTATGGCCTATACCTGAAAATTCTACTGATGTTATAAAGATAGAAGTTATTAGTGAACTACAAGATGTAGATAAGTCAGCAGGACAGAATGCTGATTTACCTAAAAGGTTTTTACCTTGTCTTACATGTGGCCTAGCATATTACATGTCAATGAAACGTCCGGGTGTAGAAGCTGGTAGAATAACAATGTTAAAAACAAATTATGAAGAAACACTTGCAAGAGCTATGCAGGAGGACAGGGAAAGAGCAACTATGAAAGTTGTTCCAAGATTAAGGTATGTATAATGGCAAGTAAGAAAAGAAAAAAAAGTGGTTATTTTTTAACTGCTCAACAAGAAAGTAAACAAAAACCTTACATAGTTGAAGGTGGAGTAGAATATGAAATACCTATAACTAAAAAATTAAGTATAAAACCAAAAGCAACTCAAGTAAATGTAGGGGGCGATACTGTTCAAAGAGGGCGTGGATTAGGATTTCGTTATGGAGATTATTATGTTGAAGGAGATGTAACAAAAAATCCATATAGCCCTAATAGAAAAGCAATAAAATTTGCTGTTGATAATTTATTTGGTGGAAGAGTAGAAGGAGCAGGTTCAAAACGAGGTAAATTTAAAGAAGGAAAAATAGAATATAAAGTTCCTATAAATAAAGTACCTATACTTGGCCCATTATTAGGTTATAAAAGTAGAAGCAAAGGCGGTCAAATAAAAAGACCTAAAGGTGTTAAGATTGCCCAGCGTGGTTTTGGAAGGGCAATGAAAAATGGCAAGTAATAAAAATGCATTAGCAATGTGTGATACATGTGGGTTTGTATATCCACATAGAGTAATGCGTTTAAATAGTTATCACCCACAAAATAAAGTACCCGATGTACGAGATAACCCTGCTATACGTGACCCAAGACCTGATGATGGTGGAAGAGGTATTACATGGCAACAAGCAACAACCAAATGGGAAGACACTGACAACTGGTGGAATACAATATGACAGAATTAACAGGAAAATTAATATCAAATACTTATAAGCAACTCCTTAGATTGGGAGTGAGTACTAACAGTGGTGTTAGTGCTGGCTTGACTACTATTGAAACTGGTGATGGCACTGATAGTTCTTTCCAACTTGCTACTGGTGCAGCCAAGTTTACAGGGACTCTTGCTGTAACAGGCGATACATCTCTTGATGGTAATATCCATGTCGATGATAAAGTTTGTGCATCTGCATTCTATGGAGATGGTTCTAACATTACAGGTGTTACTGCTACAATTGCAGGTAATATATCAGTTAGTAATGCAACGGTAGGTGGTAATCTATATGTTAGTGGTACTACAACTATTGTAGGAGCTACTCATCTACAGGCTGCTGTATCAGTTGGTGGTGCTGCACAGTTTGGTTCTACGGTAACAGTATCAGGAGCTACACAGCTTCAAAGCACTGTAACGGCTGTTGGTGCAGCCACATTTAAATCTACAGTTACAGTAGAAGGTGCTGCTACTTTTGATAATAATGTATCAGTAAGTGGTACATTTAAAGCTCTTGGTGCATCTACGTTTACTG